GCAGTTTGACGAGAAAGGAAATGAAATCGTAATGTATATAAATATCAAGCAATTATGAAAAACAGATGGCTACGTGAGCAACTAAGAAGATGGAAGGAGATACGGATGGTACTCAGGGTTAAGCGGATTATCCGAAAGGACGGGAAGCGAACGGTCGTATATCACTATAAGGGCACAGTATAATTATTTTCATCGAAAAGCACCAAAATAGGAATTTTGTATTATCTTTGATATGCGAAACTCTTTAATGAACATTCCATGATTAGATTAACACACCATAAGGCTAAGGCCGATATTTTTAGGTAGAGTTTCGCAGACTGTTCGCCTAAATTTATCGGTCTTGGTCTTTGTAATAATGTAGATATGGAAACAGAAATTTGGGAAAGCGTTGTAGGCTACGAAGGATACTACGAAGTTAGCAGTTTGGGTCGGTTAAAATCAATTATGCACGGAGCAGGTAGAAGAATTGGAGTATTAAAACCAAGTATCAGTAGTAGTGGCTATTATACTTGTGTTTTATATAAAGACTTTAAGAAGAGAACCATTTCAATGCACACTATTATTGCAATGGCATTTTTAGGGCACAGGCGGGAAGGGCATAAATTCGAGATAGACCACATAGACGGAGATAAAAAAAACAATAGGGTTGATAATCTTAGAATATTAACAACACGAGAAAACACAACCGAATATCAAAAAAGGAATAAGAGCAAATCGTCAAAATACATAGGGGTCAGTAAGGATCCTGAATCCGATTGCTGGAAGGCTATTATCTATACAGAAAAAAGAAATAAATATATAGGGAGGTTTAAAACGGAAATAGAAGCAAGTGAGGCATATCAGAAAGAGCTATCTATCATAAGCACGGGATAACGTTGATTATTTGACTAATAATTTAAGCACGGGTAACACTGAGCTTTTTTGCGTTTAGGAAAATAAAAAATGGCGGTAGGATTTTTCCCCCGCCACCGTTCTTTGAAATATGGATTTTCCCGCCTACCACTCAATCCCGTAATGGGAAAAGGTCGAGCGTATGAATTTTTCCGCCAGGGGGCTGACATTGACCCGACCGTACAGGTAAGGCTCCAGGCTCCTGGCATCCTTCAAACCGAGTTCAGCAATAAACAGCCTGCGGACTTCCATCCGTTGGGAGAATGGAAGCGATTGCAGGGTAGGGGCGATTGGCTTTTTCATAGTTGTAATTATTAGTGGTTTAAAATCCAAGTTCGTAAGAAAGAACATCTTCGATTGATTCGTAAGTATCAGTCAGGCCATTTTCAAGAACAACCCATTCAGCAAACATCTGATTGTACCCAGATTTGCGCTGTTCGGTACGTTCTTGAATAAAGGACAACGTTTTGCAAGAATTATTCTGCTTATTGGCTGAATGGTCAGAAACACGAATCTTAACAGTTTCACCATTGGAGTCTTCCATGTTGAAGTATGAAGAGTAACCTATTTCAAGGCCTTCTCTGATTGCTTCGGATGCTTCGTTGATAGTTTTCATAGTGGTTGTTTTTAATACCTCAAAGATAGGGGTAAAATCAACACAATACAAATATAATTGTATGTTATAAAACACGTTATTGAAGATTATTGAAATTATTTGCATACAACCGTACTACTTTGCAAGAATATGCGTTATCTTTGCATAAACTAACACTTTAGACAATGGCACAAGGTAAAGCCTTCACAGAGGACGAAAGGAACGCCATATTTACACAAATATGCAACAACGTTATAGAGAACCGCATATCGTTTAATAAAGCCGTAGAGGAGTCTGAAATAAGCCTTACGCTGTTTTATCAATGGATTGTATCATCTGAAGACCGTAAAACCCTGTATAACTACGCACGTGAGGTTCGGTCTGATGTTCTGTTTGAGGAGATTGTCGAGATTGCTGATACTACCGAGGATGGCGTTATAACGACAGAGAAGCCAAACGGCATAGAGATTAAGCACGCAGACATGATTGAACACAGGCGGTTAAAGGTCGATGCTCGTAAATGGGTAGTGTCTCGAATGAATCCAAAGAAGTACGGTGATAAACTCGATTTGTCAAACAATGGCGAAAGTTTTGCCCCAACCGTTACCATAACACCTGAACTTGTAAAGTCGTTATCTGATAATCTGTAACATTTGCCCACTAAATAAGGCAAAAATACTTACAGTTGTGTAAATCCTACCGGTACCGAATTATCAATCTGTAACTAAATGCCCAAAATCACAGAATTAACCCCCGAACTTGAAGCGGTGTTGCAGATTGCAGCCCGTCAAAACTTCTGGTGTTTCTGTTGTTTGTGGGATTGGGATTTTTTCAGGGTCAAACGCCGCTTTCTAAAGGAGGTGGCTTTCTTGTTTCAGGAAGTTGCGGACGCATACGCAGAAGGTCGTGCAATGTCCGTATCGGTGTCAATGCCCCCACGTGCAGGGAAATCCTACATAACAAGCCTGTTCGCTGCCTGGTGGCTCGGTACGCACCCTAAACTGTCTGTCATGCGTAATACATGCACGGCTTCACTGTATCAGGAGTTTTCATACGTTACCAGGGGGATTGTTCAGGACGTGAGATTTAAGCGTGTGTTTCCAGAAATCAAAATCAAGAAGGACAAACAGAACCTTGATGGGTGGTCTTTGGAAACATCTAAGCAAGTAGGATACTTTGGCGGTGGTGTTGGTACGAACATCATAGGAAAGGGCGCAAACATAGCTATAACCGATGATTTGTACTCAGGCATGACGGATGCCCTTAGTGATGCCATAACGACCCGCACCGACCTTTGGAAGTCCTCAGAGCATAACTCTCGCATGGAAAAGAATTGCCCTGAGATATTCATCGGCACTCGCTGGACAAAACGGGATGTACTTGGTAAGGCGATGGAATCCGGTAAGATTGAACGGTCTGTTATTATACCGGCACTGATTAACGGTGTATCGTTTTGCGATGATGTGAAATCAACAGACGAATATCTATCCATCCGACAGGAAGAGGGCGAGGACTCGATGACATGGCAGTCGGAGTATATGCAGCAACCTATCGAGGCTAAAGGATTACTACTGCCTGAATCCGAATTACAGTTTGATGACTTCACCAGGTTAACGCCTGACAATTTTATCTACCGCTTTGCTGTTGGTGACCCTGCGGACAATGGAGGGGACAAATACGCTATGCCGTTCTGTTACGTCCGATTCTCTGGCGCAGTGCCTCAAGTCTATGTTACGGATGCCATCTGCAATGGATACGGTATTGAGTACAATTCTGAAATGATACTACACCGATGTACTGAGTTGTTTATTGATGACGTGTACATTGAATCTAACGGGGTGGGTTTGGCCTCTATTGTCCTACTTCGTAACCGACTGCATAAGAACACCACCTTGAAGCCGTTTAACTCTAGTGAGAACAAGGAAGTCCGAATCATGTCGCACTTTGAATTTATTAAGAGGTACTTTGTATTTGACAAGGACTACAAACAGAAACCCGAATACCGTCAATTTATGCAGGACTTGACTTCGTATGTGAAGGGCGGACAGAACTCCCACAAGGCCGATGCTATTGATTGTTTGGCAACGGCGGCACAGGTTATCAAGGCAAAGTATAGAAAGACTTTGTACTAAAATGAATAAATATTTGCAATTTGTGATAATTTATACAATAATGATGTATATTTGCAACGTAAAACGTATAATATGGCTTGGAACTTCCTAAAAAAGAAAGACGTAACACGCACTCTAAGAGAGTCCAGCACATTGACAAAGGTCGGAACGTTCGAGGTTCCCGACAAGCTGACAGACCTAAACGCATTCCGTTTGGCCTCATCCGTTTCAGAGATTTACTACCCTATTGATTTTATTGCTGATCGCATTTCTAAGCTGACCTTCAAGGTTATGAAGGGCGAAACCGAAGTTAAAGGAGACTTAGCTCGGTTCGTTACGAACATTAATCCACTGTATTCATTCTCGGACATGGTGTATATGTATATGTTTTCCTTGTTGGCTGATGGTAACACTAGGGTATATCGAAGCGTCCCTGATTTGTATAAGACAACGAACGTAAACAACATTTCACGCATAAACATATTTCTACCTGACGAATTAGAGATGCTGGAATACTCGAACGTATCCAAACTTTCCATATCCAAGGTGTCGGACGTTATCCGAAGGGCGTATGTGTCGAACAGCGGTCTTTCAAACATGGGATTCTCCAGGGATGAGCTGAATGTCGAAAACCTGATTATCAATTCAATCGATGCAAGTAGAAGGGATGATTCAATGTTACTTAGCAAATCCCCGCTATTCAAGGCATATCGCAACATTAACAACCTTCTGGCCGTGTATAGTGCCCGCTACAACGTTTATGTCAATAATGGCGCAGCAGGCATCTTAGTCAGGAAAGGTTCAACAGGCAACACCATTGATAGCTTGTCAGACGTTCGTACAGCCGAAGAGATACAGGCCGAATTGAATTCAAGGTATGGTGTTACGGGAAATAGAAACCTTTGGGGCATTTCCTCAACTCCGCTAGAATTTGTTAAGACCTTAGCCGATATTAAAGACTTGATGCCACTTGAGGAAACCCTTGAGAACGCTATCAAAATAGGCGGTGTTTATCAGATTAAACCTGAATTGCTTCCAAGGATAGATAATGCCAAGTTTGACAATCAAAACATAGCCGAACGCTCTGTTTGGGAAAATACCCTAATGTCCCTAACACAGACTTTTGAAACTAATTGGGCACGCATTTGTATGTTGGACACGGTTGGCTGCACAATCAAAGCGGACTACTCTTCAGTATCATGTTTGAAGGCAAACGAAACTGAAAAGGAAACGAACATCAAAGCACGGTTGGAAAACCTTGAAAAATTACGGACTATGCGACCCGATAAGGAATCGGAAATAAATAAACAGATCGATTTAATTCTAGAAGAATATGGACAAGGATAAATTTGGCAAAGAAGAGCAAGGCATTTGCCGTGCGATGATTGAAACAGAAGAAGGCGGGGCTGATTCTCTTGAATTTGACTTTGAGGCCGTAGCGGTTCCGACCGATAACAAACAGTTGAAATATTCGTATAACAACGATGAATATTTTTACCAAGTCTTACGGACTGGCAAAGAGAACATTAATACTGAACGGCTGGACATGGGTCTTCCGATGTTTGATAACCATACATGGGACAAGTCGGCCTCACAAACGCTCGGAATAACCAACGGGTATGACTTTACCGCAAGGGGTCTATCAGTAAGGGTTAAGCATGGCGCAAGAGCCGATCAGTCCTTGAGGGATGACATTAAAAACAAAATCATCCGTTCAGTTTCAATCGAAGGCGATGTTGAGTTATACTCTATTGAAAGGGTTATGGGTCAAGTCCCCGTTTACTACGCTGAGAAGTGGACACCTACATCGCTCTCCTATTCTCCAGTGCCTAATGATATGGGCGCACAAATTGATGTTAAGAGAGCCTTAGACGCTCAACTGCATAAAAAAGAAAATTATTTCAATTTACTAACCAAAAACATGAACAAATGAAAAAGATTGTTTCAGACATTGCACGGTCTAAGGCGAACGGAACCCTTACACCGGAACAAGAAGCAGCCTATTCCATCTTAGATGAGAGCTTTGAAAAAGCTTTTGCCGAAGAAGGCATAGAACGCAAAAACCAAATTGATGGCATTATCGCCAAACTTGCCGAAGTAGAATCGGGTGCCGCAACCGCAGCCGTAGTACGTGCCTTAGCTCAAAAGGTTGATGACGTGGAAGCCAATTCCCGCAAGTCCTTCACGGCTGACGAATCCTATCGCCTGAAAAGAGCGTTGGAAGGTAAGAAAACCGAAATCATGGCCGTCATTCGTGAAAAAGGTCAAGCATGGGGCTTGGAGTTCAAGGCCAAACGTGCGGCCTCTGCAATGATGCAGACCTCGACCATCGTAACTGGTGCCGTAGCTATTAATACGGACAACGTATTTGATGACTTGGAACTGACCGTTATCCGTTACCCGGCCAATTTCGTAGGTGATGCTATCAACAGCCGCCAAGTATCGAAGGTTCCTTATTCCTTGAAGTGGAAAGAACAGAAAGCCGTTAGTGATGGAGTCGTTACAACCGTTGCTGAAGGCACTACGAAACCTCTTGTAGACTTCGCATTTGATTGGCATTACGCTTACCGTTTGAAATATGCAGGCCGTATCGAATTTACCGAAGAAACCGAAATCGACTTTGAACAACTGACGATGGACGTTATCGATATGTTTGAATCTGAAGTCCTTCGTGCTTACAACGATGGCCTGTTGGCTTTGATTCTTGCATGGGCACCCGCATACGCAGGCACAGCCTTGGACGGAACAATCAAGAACCCAAACATGATGAACGTGGTCAAGGCAGGTCAATTGGACGTTGCTATGGACAATTACACGGCTGACGTTGTGTTCATGAACCCCGCTGATTACGCTGCAACCCAGAACATGCAGAACGTGAATGGTGATCCTATCTTTATCCCTGATAACGTCCTGTTCCCCGGTCTTCGTTTATTCGTTACAAACAAGATGACAGCAGGCACTATCCTGTTGGGTGAAGGTGGCATCATCAAGGAACAACACGGCCCGTTCATTCTCCGTTCAGGTCAATACGGCACACAGTTCATTGAAAACGAAAAAACGATCATCGGCGAAATCTTCTCCGTTGTGAAACTTCCTACCCTCGCATCTAAAGGATGGGTTAAACTGACCGTTGCTACCGTTCTGGACGCATTAAAACTGCCAGAATGAACCTAGTTTGGACACCTCAAAGCGGAAAGGATGGTAAAGTGATAGGCGGTGAAAATATCGCTGCCTATCTCATTGCCAAAGGTTCAGCCGTTGACCTTGACGCTGAAAGGCAAGAGATTGATGCAATGGTTCAAGAGGCAGGTAACGCTCCATCGGTATCCAAAACATATAAAGTTAAACCAACTAAAAAGAAAAAGAAATGAAAAAGTATATTTTATTGCTTATCGCTTGTCTGTCCTTCGGGGTAGCAAGTGCCCAATTGAGTGATGCAAACCTGTACTACGGTTACACGGGACTTCCTACCGACACCGTATCTTGGTCACGTCCTTGGTCAAAAACCATCGTTCCGAACGCCACCTTTACCTTGTACTACGATGCGTTGGTGAAGATTACCGAAGTAGCCGCTTCTGCCCAAACCGCTGTTCTGTGGCAAGGACGCAAGTTCGACACCGATACTTGGAGTACAATTACTACGGTAAACTACAAGGGCACGGGTGCTGACACTTCCATCTATTTTACACAGGTAACGACCAAACAATTCTATAATCAATACAGATTATTGGTAACGCCTACCACTACGGGAAAAGTTAAGATTACCTACCTGAAAGCATACTTCAGGAAATGATTACAGACCCCACATATTTTGTTGCAGACCTGCATATCGAGAATGCAACAGTAGGTCATTTTGATAATGCCGAATTGTCGAAAGCTGCAGAGCTTACCCGTCAGATCGCTATTTATGAACCTGAACTGTTGAAACTGATTCTTGGTGCAACGCTGTACGCTGAATACCTGGTAGGTGGAACACAATGGGATGCTTTTAAAGCTAAGATTGCCGATGCCACCAACAAGGTTTCACCGATTACAAACTATGTGTTCTTTAATTATTGGCCTACATTCTGCATACAATCAACCATGGCGGGTGCTGTTATCTCTAAAACAGAGAACAGCATCACGCTCTCGGTGGCTGATAAACAGCGCATGGTATGGAACCGTATGCGTCGGTTACTGATTGATGTTTTTGATTGGATGGACGAAAACCGTACCGATTACGAACATGATGACGTGACTCTTGACACTACGAACTGGGAGAATTTAACCACTTATATGAACTGGGCAGGATTATGATTCAAGACCTGTTTGCTAATTTGCTACCACGTATAAACGCAAAGTTTAAGGACATTACGTTTATTACGAATGAAGAGGGTAAAATCCTTATCAATGAGGATGGTAAACTGTTTCAGTTGCCGATTACGCAGAACACGTTCAACCTGAATTGTAAGTTTTCCTCACCGACCGAGTTTGTTAGTGAGCTAACCCAATGGAACAATAACCCCATACAAGCCAAGTACCCCGCACTGTTCATTAATTCAATGACCGTAGAGGAGTCCTTTGACCTGGTTACGATTGGTGAACTGGTTCTGGTCACACACTCCGACCCGAAATGGAACACCAAAAAACGGGATGCCTACTCCTTCAAACCGATACTGAATAACATCTATCGGTTTCTGGATGAAGGCATCAAAGAATCGCAGGATTTTTGTTACTCGGACTTTCCACAGTCGCACTCCATAAAGTTTCATTACTTCTACGGACGTTCTGGATTGTACGGTGGCGAGGCGAACACGTTTAACGACCACTGCGATGCAATAGAGATTAAGAATCTAAAATTACGAATATTCTAAACTAAACAAAAATGGCAAAAGATTATGGTGCTGATCTATTAACTCAGCAAACAAACAACACGGGATGGTCAGACAATGGCATCCTAATGGGTAAAATAGTAGGCATGATTCTTATGCCTAAATCCCTGCTTATTGCAGCTTCGGACTACGCAAGTACCACGGCTTTGGTAACCAAACTTCAAGAGCTAAGCACAGCGGTAAAATCCTCACGTATTTATCCGTTCCTTGGCCCGAACTCTATTGCTGACTTGACGGACGGAACTCCTGAAATCACACTCGAAGAATCTGGCTACGGCTTAATGATGGGTCAAACCATTAAGAAACGTATGCTGACTATTCGTACCGCCAACAACGGCCAGGACTTGAACCAAAAATTGTACTCCTTCAACGGAAACAAATCTTTGGCCGTGGTTCTTTACGATGCCACCGGAAATCTGTATTTTGAACGCTCTGGAACATCCATAAAAGGTTCAGGGGTTCAGATGTTGGTCGATCAAACAAAACTGCCTTCTGGCGGTTCAAGCGCAGCTGTTCAGAACGTGAAGCTCATCTTTGACGATGAAAACGTGTACATGAACGCAGACCGCTTCTTTGTATTTCCTTTGGGAAGTGCATTCTTAGCTTTGAACCGTCTTTCGGACGTTCTGCACGGTATCCATAATGTCAAACTCCGTTTGATTTCTGCCACCACTACCGCTATCACGGTTGAGGCTTTAAGGGCTGACGACCTTAGGAACATGGCCGATGCTGATATGTACGGAACCGCTCCACTAGCTATGCAGCCCAGTGCATGGCTTGCAGTGCTTGATTCATCCGGTGCCCCGATTACTCTTTCGGGCGTCACCATAAACACCCTGAAACAGTTTGTACTTGCGAACGCCGCTTTTGCAACCGCCCCGCATTCTATAAGTATGCAAACCTCCGCCGCTCTGAAAGTCTTGAATGTAGGTTCAGCCACCACCGGAGGTTATGAATCCAACACAATCACGGCAACACCTGCATAAATGGATGAATATGTAAGAACACTCTCTGGATCAATTTCCAGAGAGTTTCTCACGGCCAAAGGAATGACGTGGGAAAAATTCAACAAAGACGGTGGGTATATTCATTTGACGGAAGATCAGAAACTTGAATTTTGGAACGCAACGCATGAACCTACTGCAATACCGAAACAAGACAGCCAGCCTAAGAGCAAACTTAATCCCTTGGATTGAGGAAATACTTAAAGGATTTGACAAGGAAATTGTTAAACTTATTCAGGAACAATTAACAGAAGGGAAAAGGGGGGACGGTACACTGATGCCCCCTTATTCCTATCTGACCGTTCAAAGTAGAAAGGATGCAGGCCGTCCCGTTAAAGGTCCACGCATTTCATTGATCGAGTACGGTGACTTTTGGCAGTCGATGTTTTCGTATGTGGGTCAAGGAATGATTGAGGTGGGGTCAAAAGACTGGAAAGAGTCAATGTTGGTCAAAGAATACAACCCAAACATCTTTTTAATCTCGAAAACACAGATGCAACACCTCGCATCACTTGTAAGACCTAAATTAGACGCTAAAATCAAGCAACATTACGCACAATGATTAAGAACGTACTCGAACGCATTAAAACCTCACTACAAGGCTTAAAACACGGTTTTTCGGCCTTTATTGACCGTTTATGGCTTCGTAACGTCAAAACACAGTGTGAATCCATCACTTGGGGCGATTATATGAAGGTAATTTGTTACGACCGCTTTAAGTTGATGCTAAAAACGAATATTTATACACCAAAACGCATAGTTATAAAAGGCTTCGCTATGCTTTTGGAGGACTACAATACGATTACTACCAATGTTTCCGTCCGTGTGAATGAGGAGAAACGCACCTCTGCACAGCGTTTGAGCCATAGACATCGGATAATATTCGCCTGTTACACGTCCATGCGTTTTCATGATGAACCGTATATCCGTCAGACTTTATGCAATTACATGGTTATAGGGGAATCGGATGACAGATTGACAGCATTAAATAAGTGTATTGCAGTCCTGAAGGGCTTGGATATGCAGATAACTAGTTTACAGGTACATAACGACTATAAAAAGCCGATGATGGCCGATTACGAAAAGGAACGGCAGATTTTAAGCCAATACCAAGGCTATAACATCCCTTCGACCATAACGATGTCGGAATACGCTATACTTCAAAACCTTTACAGGGAACACGTTGAGAATTTAAAAAAGCAGCACGATGGAACAAGGAATCATTGATAATGTAGTAGACCCGAAAGCGATTAAGCAGGTCGAAGATTTGACCGTCAAGCTGAATGCCGCACTTGCCGTAATGGAGAAGATTGCCACGACTTCAAAAGGCGGTAAAGCCTCTAATACGAACCAAGAAACCAAAGCCATGTCGGAATTAGCCACCGCACAACAAAAGGTTATCGCTTTAGAATCACAATTAGAGCAGGCAAAGATTAAAGCCACCAAGGTAACGCAGGCCAAGGTTCGCATGACAATAGAGGATAAGGTCGCACTTGACTCTCTTAACAACACCGTCAAATTAAATGCGATTGCTACAAGTCAATTCGTATCGGCAACCGAAAGGCTGATTGCAGCACAGAAACTCGCAGCAATAGCCGCACAAGAAGCAGGACTGAAATATGGTATTCAGTCCAAGGAATTTATGGCTGCATCCACGCACTCTAACAAGTTGGCAAAGGAATTAACTACCTTGACACAGGCATCAGGCAACATGGGACGTGCAGGCATGAATAACGCCTATAATTCCACCTTCCAATTAACGCAGGTAATGCGTGAACTTCCCAACTTTGCTATTGACGCAAGAATTGGGTTTATGTCCCTGTCGAATAACTTGCCGATGTTGGCCGATGGGTTCAAGCAGTTGTCTAATTCGGTTGATGCAGCGGGGAAGAAATTAGGAAATGCAGGTGCTTTGAAGGTTATGCTTAAATCGTTGCTTTCCTTGAATACTGTAATGATTATTGCCGTTACACTTATGACTTTGTACGGTGATAAGGTTGTGGATATGTTTAAGAAAATGTTCACAGGCGAAAAGGCCGCAGGATCGTTGGCTAAACGTATGGAAGTTTTGAACGGAGTGATGAAAGACAAATCAGTTAGTTCTAAAATATCCGACCTATACGAACTTGGGATTATTCTAAATAAGGCAAAAGAAGGAACTTACGACCATACGGCGGCACTTGAAAAATATAATGAAGTAATGGGCAACACCTACGGAAATGTCAAGACCGTTGACGAAGCACTTTTAATCTATACCTCACATACGAATGATTACATCAATGCGGAAATAGCAAAGGCCGCAGCCTCAAAGGTTTTAGGGGATACGGTGGATGCCTCACTTAAAAAGAATATGCTTTTACGTCAGATTCAAGGGATTGACGGATATAAGGATATTGCACCTATTTTCAATAATATCGTCAAGGGTGCAGGGAAAAGCAAGGAAGGAATTGAGGCGTTGGGGACGGCTTTGGACTTTATGATTAAAGAACAAGCAACAGGCAGAGAAGGAACAGGATTAAAACCGTTTGACCCGAAAGAGTTTGAAAAGATGGGGCCAGTTGTAAATAAGTATATTACTGAATTATACAAAATCAAGGCACTTAATGGAGGTATGAATTTTATCCAATTCATAAAAGATATTCAGGAACAAGATCAGGCTTTATTAAATGCAAGAATAACGGCAAAATCCTTTCTAGATGAAGTGTCTAAAGCATTAACAAAAGCAAAACCATTAAAAGAAACCGTTGTCCAAACCGCCAAAGAAATATCAGTCGCACGGGATTACTACGATCAAAAACGTGGACAGATCGTAGAAGAGCTTTCAAAGATTGAACTAAAGGCGAATAAAACAACCGAAGATGGTGTTTTAAACAGCTACGAAGATAGGGCAAAGGCAGTAAGCGAATATTACCTTATTACCAAAACATTGGCTGAATCCGATTTGAGCGTAGCCGAATCGACCGCAAATCAAAAAGCTGCTATTGATAAATCAAAGATTGATTCCGAACAGGCACGGAATTTAGCTCTATACAACGGTAAAAAGATAACCCTTGATGAATTTAACAAATCGGAATCCGACTATGCGGATGCCTCTGAAAATATCAATCAAAACCTTATAGCGCACTTAGAAGAAGCAAAAGACAAATACAATAAAGCGATTTATGACGGTGAGCGTAAACTTAGCGCAGACCTTTACAAAGTTAGGGTTGACAGCTATGCCGACGAAGTAAAACTTTTGGACGTTTCCCTACAAGCACAGGACAAATTAATAGAACAATACAAGCGCAAGCAAAAGGTTGAGATTGAAACAAAATCGACCGTTGATATTCTTGCTGAACTTTTCGGATACCAAAAGGATAATTCGCTCAAAATTATTCAAATAGAGCATGAGGCCGACACTGAATCGCTACAAAACAAACTTGGTACGATTAATTTAAAATTAATAGCGGTTAAAAAAGGTTCTGAGGATGAAAAACAGCTACTTTTGGATAAGGCACAGGCTGAAAAGAAAATAACAGACGAATCCGCAGATTATGAAATAAAGACAGCCGAAGCCGTTGCCGCAAAAAAAGCATCCCTACAAGAAGAAACAAAAAAAACTTTAAAGGATGCCGCCAACGCTTTATGGGAATCGTATTGGAAAATTCAGGAAAACAATTTAGACAAGGAGGAAAAGAAAAATAGCGATTTCTATAAATCAGAATTGGATAGTAACCAAGAGCTGTACGACAACAAATTAATCAGTCAAGAAACCTACGAAGGCAATAAGAAAGACCTTGAAGCGGAACAGGTTAAAGCGGAAGATGATATTGAAAAGAAGCGCAAGGAAAACGAAAAGACCAAGTTTTTAACCGAACAAGCTGTTGCTTTGGGAAAAGTTATATTTTCTACCGCTGTCGGTGTTATGGAATACGCCTCAAATCCATTAACCGCCGCTTTAGTTCCGTGGCTTATCGCTTTGGGTACGGCTCAATCGGCTGCTATTATCGCACAGTCCATCCCATATTTTGAACACGGTGGTATAACAGACAAAGACGGAAACATTATAGTGAACGAAAGACGCAGGGAATTGGTTGTTGAACCGTCAGGAAAAGCCTACATACCGCAAACGGACGGTGCTACGATGCTTAATGTCCCGAAAGGTACACAAATCTACCCCGATGCCTCTATAATGAACAATGAGGCCATAAATAGGGCTATAATGGTAAGCACGGGAAACAATGTCGATTTTACCGATTTACGCAAGGATTTACACGTTCTGACTAATGAAGTCAAGAAGTTGAAATCCGAACCGTCAAAATCCCTATCTTTGATGGAACAGATTAAAATTGCCGAACGCCTAAAACTGAATTGATATGATGCCAACACCGTCCAAGTTTGTCCTAATATTTCCGACAGGAACGCTCGAATGCACCCCAGATAATTGGGCAGAGGTCGAGATGGGTCTGACTAGGCAGGAATTTGGCATAAACAGGGAGGTAACATCGGAGTTCGTATTTTCAGGTGCAGCAGGGTCGGTTCTTACAGGATTGTTCAATACCTACGGTTTCGGTGCTGTTTGTTCGATGGAGTTTCACAAACGGCAGAATAATTGGACGTATGAACTATTCAACACGTTTCAGGCTGATTTTTCGACCTATTCCCTTGATAATGGCAAAGTAACCCTGTCGTTCATTGAAAACTCGATTAGAAAGCTGATTGACGATAACAAGGGGACGGACTACCAATTCGACCTACCGACAACGAATAATCTGCTTTATACGGGGGTTTCGTTTGTCAAGGAGAATAAGATGCTCGCTACGGCAGGATTATTGACTGAATGGGTTAATGCAAGTTGTTTCCCGATACGCTCAAAACGCACCGTCAGGCAATCTACCACACTGTTTGATTTTGCCATTGACCAAATGGAAGCAATTGCCAAGGCTACGGGAACTTTCAACGTAGAGGTGTCAATCAAAACGCTTGCTTTCCATTTGATTGGTAATGACACATTCCTACCGACCGAGGGAAAGGTTCGATTAGTAAAAACAAACGCAGGGACAAAGACCTGGAAGGAAACCCTTTTAGAATGGAATCCGATTTCACCTGCATACGGATACGAACGATTTGAGGATTTCGGAGTTTATAACCTAGAAAATGTTTCGTTGAATGTTGGTGAACGCATTATGCTTTGGTACGATGCAGGGAATCACGCTATAAATTCGGTCGCCATGACGGGAAACCATTTGGATGGATACTTAAAACTCACCAATATTGACCCGTCCATCTACCAAGCCCACGAAGTTCCTGTTGTTTCGCATGATTGGGCAATTGAGCAATTGATTCGTAAAATTGTACCTTCGCTCGCCTTACTGCCTATTGCTGACATATTAGAGTACAACTTGCCAAAGATTACCGATGCAGTGGCCTACGTGCCTGTTTTAACGTCCGGCAGTGGCTTAATTCAAGATAGCGGGGCAACTATCACTGTTTCGCTCGAAAAGGTCTTAAAATCGCTTAAATTCCTTTACGGTGCTGATTACGACATAACAGGAAATAAAATGCGGGTGGATTACGCTTCTACGTTCTTTTCACACGTAAAATCCACTATTGACATTGAACCGATTGCCAAACCCGTCATTAAGTCCGACATGACACACGTTTACAATCGTATTGTCGTAGGTTGGGAAACGGATGAAAACGCAACGAACGGGGCACTTGAAATTAACTGTAAAAATACGTTCACTATTCCTAATTCAAAAGTTGATAAGGAGCTTAATTTGGTTCATCCGTTCAAAGGGTCGATGTACACGATTGAGAAGTACATGGAGGACAAGGACACCTCGACGAACACGACCAAGGATTCTGATACATCGGTGTTTATTTTTGCCGTCAATCCATTGGTAGCCAATTCGACAACTCTTCATAGACCCGTTACCTATACGTGGGCATATAAAGGCACATCTAATACATCGCCATATCCTACTATCTTTTATATCTCAAGTCCATCGACACCGATAATACCCGTTACAGGGGCGTTTTACCGTGACATTAATAGCCGTAATTATTATACTTGGAACGGAACGGCTTATTTGAATAGTCCAACAGGGCCAGAAAACCTTCCCCCGATGGCCTACAACGTTCCGTTTTCCCCTATGCGGTTGATGCTTGCCAATATGTCTTATATTGCCGTGTCGCTGTACCTACTCACTAAAAAGGGATATTTACTTTCGGGCACTTTTTATGAGGATGTTTCGCACACCGTTCCTATTGTTCCTGTCATTGATTTGTACTTTTTTGATATTACAGGCTCGAAATATTACAAATACAACGGCTCTATTTACGTTATTACGGATGCCCCTACATGGATTCAGTTTGCATCAACAGACAGGAAAGCGGATTACTTCACACCGTATGGGGGAGTTACTCTGTATGAGAATGCACTATCGACTTCGTTAATCCCTGAACCGCTATTCTTGCCACTTTCCGTTGAGTTTGACACGGCTCTAAAACTTTGGACTCTTGCATCAATAAACGATAATCTGTATAAGTATTGGGAATTAGTGAATAAAAATACAAGTCAGACGTACAAAATATGGATTAAAGATGTAACTTTGCAATTAACACGGGTTAATTCACAATCTTGGAAAGGCATAGCGTATGATTTATAATGCGAATATAATTGTTCCAACTCTTTGTCCGTTACAGTTCAAAGACATTCAGAACGCCTCTGAATTGACCCACTATCCGCAGGCTTTTCAGTACGTCCAGAAATTCGGTATCTCGAAAACAATTCACGTACAATTTCACTTTACCTCAGACCCAACAGCGGGGGCGGTTACAATTAATGTATTCAACTACCACACGGACGCACCCATTTGCATAGGGGGAACGGCTAAGACTTATACAGCGAGCGTAACAACACTTTCCGCAGGGCATTATTACATGGATTACTACATACCTTGTTCTGAACTTTCGGGCGTGGTGTATTTTACCGTCACGTCCTCACAAGGTTTAATGTTGACTTCGTGGCCTGTTGAGATCGGGAACACGGGGGACATGATTGAAATAACGTACTTCAATACGGACAACGATTTTCAGACCGTATTCGGAAATCCCGCTCCTGTTTTTCAAGAATCGAATTTATTTTCCGTTTACGTTGAGGGTGGTTTTAGACCTGACGGTTACACACCTTCGGGAAATGCCGAGTCGTTTTCAAACCAATTCGCTGAACCTTCTCTCACTTACGGGATGCCTTTCGATGTTGAACGTCTTACTTTAGGTGACTCAAACGGCCTGCCTCGATGGATGGGGCAAAAACTAAACGCAATTTTCCATTGTGACACCGTGCTTATAGACGGGTTTCAGTGGTCACGAAACAGCCCTTTGACGGTAGAATACACCGGCAAATTAACGGGTGTTTACTCGATTGACCTTGTACCTTCTACAAACAGATTGACCCAAACCATTGCAGGGGACATCCTGATTACAAACGAAGAATCTACGGTAATAACGACCGAAGCCGAAATAGCATTAGCACTATCTAAAACAACAGACCCATGGCCGTAAAAGAAAACGAATTAACCAAAAAGCTATCCGATACCCACGATGAAGATTGGTGGTTTAGGATGGTGGATGCTTTGGGCAACTCAAAGGATATGCTCAAATCACTTCTAAGGCTTGACCCGTCACAAATTGAAGGATTAGTATCTGCACTCGCTTCATTATCTACAATCCCCGTAATCAAGTCGCAAACAGCCTATATTAAGACGGATGGAACGATTAACGGTTCAGGAACAGAGTTAAAGATGCTCACTAACGAAGCAGGATTAAACGCAGCCTTTGACGGATTCTATTCGGTTGTTACACCTTTTCTAGTGGCTGATTTGGGATACATCAAGAATGTTATAGCGTTTGACAATTCGGTAAAAGGGCAAGGGGCGGTAACGCCTTCAGTCCGTACAATGTCAAGGCAGTTGATATTCTCGACTCTTGGCATTCTGTACCGTGAATACTCCTCTTCTACTTGGGGCGTTCCTATTTTTATGGGTGGCACGAATGACAACTTTGTAACTACCTATTCGGCACTTTCCTCGCTTGCAACAGCCAATAAATTAACCCCCGGCACGCTGTACAAAATTACAGACCACGGGAATGATAACGGCATAATCATTCAGGCCGCCACCTCTTCAACGTTCAAACCTGACGGTATCCGCTTGGGTCTTGTACCTGCCCACTACATCGCAGGCACTTACAGCACGGTTGCTTGGTTGGGTGTTTGGAGATTGTCAATCGGTGACGGTGGTGTTGCCGCAGGAAATAAGGCCGTTTATATGGGCAGGGTTTGGACAAACCTTACAGGCAATATCGGAACGGTTCACGCTGACCCTGATTTATGGGCTTTGGATGCTACTAATTGGGCACTTTCAACCGATTCAGCCGATTATGTTCAAGAAGTATTTGGATGCACTTACAGGCTTGTTTCAAATTTACCTGCTACCTATCCCAAAGGGTATATTTCTAAACAGTGGGATTCAAGAGGAAATTCATTCGGAATTGAAATTGAACCCGCAACGCTATTCTTGGTTGATTATAACGATTGGGGAAACGCCTTTGTTTGGGGCAATAAACTGAAATCATGCCGTAATAATATCTGTATTGATGCTAACAGCATGATACATGACAATTTCGGAGGCGGTGATATTCATACCGTTTCAGGCTCGCACGTTTACGAAAACGAACTAAAGGACTTTGACAACAATATTCAATTAATAACAGGAACGACTGCCGTAATCTATAAAAACGTCCTTACGAATGATGCCGATATTCAATACTTAACAGGGGCTTCTAATATAGCGTTCAATAAAATAGGCGGTGATATTAAAGGCGATTCGGTTGTTTATTGTACGGCTGTTGTAACCAATTCTGTTATTGATCTTGGTGGACTTATCAAAGACTGTATTACGGTTGCAATATCCAACTCGAAGATTTACGGCACAGTAGATGGAAACAAGACCACAAGTGCGTACACATTCGCACGTTGCACAATCGGTCAGGCCGCAGACATTACAAATAACGATTCCTTAAATTTTGCAGACACAACAATTGAGTCGTACGCATATATATATAGCAATCCGTCCCTTGTGTTCACTCGGTGCAAGATAGGTTCTTCTATTGCTATGCACGGAAATACGGACGTTCAAATGACGGATACGGAAATGAAGTCAGGGGCTGAATATAGTTTAAAAACCATGACGGGCTTTTCTATGTCTAATTCCGTTTTGGATTCCGTAGATGTTTCAGTGCAAACTATTGGGGCTAACATATCTATCCGTCAATCAAAAGGCAAGATTTGCGCCTCCGTTTCCCGCATTGCAGGGTCTTTCACCGTTCCAACAGGAGCTTATTCAGCCTTGACGGTCGCAATGGGAATGACCCCCACCACCACCCGCTCGAACGGTGTTACCGTATCAGGCCTTACCCTTATAGCACAATACGCTGGCTGGCACAAAGTCAAACTAAATATGTCGCTGCTTTGCTCTATAGGTAAACAGATAGAAGCCAACATCCATGTAGGGGCTACGCTAAAGGCTGGACTTTATGACAAGGCCTATTTTGAGGCCGAAGAATGCAGAAAACTACTGATTGATGATTCCGTTCTGCTTGCCGTTGGCGACGTTGTAAGCGTCAAATATCGTCATGCAGATGGGGGAACTCTCACTTATCAACACCTTGCCTCAACTTTCTCACTTGAATACGACAATTAATACTTAAAAATATGGCAGACTACACCGTACCGAGTATTAAGACAAAAGACATTACAGAAACGTCCCCAATGTCGAGCGTAAAAGAGATATTGGTCAATTCTACCTCTGACGAAACGAAGGTAATTCTAAAGGCGAATTTCACACTTCCGATTAGTCAGATAATCGGCCCTGTCGGAGCTATGGAGGGTCAGATAACATACGAGAATGGATTTTACTATATAAATACTTGAAGATGAAAGCAGAATCATTACCCACAATTCAGGAACACGCACTACCCGTTGCGACCACTTTAGTGACAGGTGACTTCATCCGAAAGGTGAAAGCCGACCACACTTCCGAGGATTTGCCTTATGCCACCTTTGAGGCAATAGTACAGGGAGTAGCATCCGCATCAGGGACAGCTGCAGGAACTATTTCGGGAGCCGTAGCGGGGTCTATTTCAGGCGCATCCGCAGCCGAGGGGGTATTAGACCCATTGGTAGCCGAGGCGACCAGGCAGGCAGGTATTGCCACTACACAGGCAGGATTAGCCAATACAGCAAAGGACTATTCAGCGGGGTATTCCGAGGATTCTGATTTATCAGCACAGGCAGCAAAGGTAAGCGAAAACAACTCTAAACAGTCCGAAACCAACGCCGCCGCCTCTCTTCTTGCGATTCAAAACTCGCTCACCCTTGAAGGTGGATTTTACTTTATAAACTTATAACACTACAATATTATGGCAAAAGTACAATTAATCACAGCCACAGACTTGGCAGCCACGCTTCCCGTTCAGCAATTTGTTCAGCGGGTTACAGTAGATAGTGGATCCCCTTCCCCGTCTTTCGCATTACGGGCAATGTCAGCATTCAAACCCACCACCCCGAACATCCTACTTTTTCCCGAAGCAGGTTGTAAAATTGCAAGCGGTAAACTTGCTTCCGTGTACGACCTTTTCGGAACGGTGGATGCAACGCAAGCAACCGCAGGTTCACAATGGTATGCAGGCAACACAGTCGCACCAAATGAAAAGACCTCTATTAAAGCGGTTACAGGCATGTCCGCCGTTTCTTTGGGTTTTGCCGACATTGTAAAAGCCGACACAGCACGATGGACGATGCTTCAAAACCTGAAATGCAATAATGTAGGTTCAGCACGGATTTACTACGGTACGGCTTATTTGGCAATCACGGCAACCGAAATAATTCTGCATAACGGAACGTCAGCGGTTTTGACAGGAACTTATGCAAGTGTTTCTGGTCAGAACATGACCATTGAATGCCGATATATGGCAGGTGCAGGCGTTATCCTTGTGGACGGTGTGGCAATTCCTACCGTAGCCGCTTCTTTGGGTATCACATTTGGCGAAATAACCTTCAACGCTACCTATCCGTTTGACGGCAATACCAACGGGTTTGGGGTATTCACAAACGAATTTACAGCCTACGACAGTCAGGCAATTTCGCACTTTTTAGCTACCGAATTTCCCGCAATCGAAACCATCGCAGTCGGTTCGCAAAAGATAGCGACATCCAACTTGGAAGCAACGGTATTCGGGGCAACGACAATTCCCGAAGTTACAGACGCAGGAGCATGGACAGCCCTATCAACCCCCGCATGGGCACATTACAACAATGATGTTGCCATAGGCTCGGTATTTGGCAAAATGTACAATGGGTTTGCAGCTCAACTTATCAATAATTATTGCCCAGTGGGTTTCCATGTTGGTTCTGAATTAGAGCAGGAAATGTTAAGCGACTACTTAGGTGGAGATACGGGAAGTGGGGGGAAAATTAAGGCACTTTATGGGACATTTTTAAACGAGTTTTCAACTAATGAAAGCGGGATTAGCCTATTGGCTGGTGGTCAGCGTTCTCCAACTGGTGACTTCGCAGTAGGGGGTTCTTATGCTCTTTTATGGCTAAACAGCGGGGATAAAAGAGTAATAGTATCTTTAACGGACACAACCTTCATTATAAGTGATATAATAGATAGCGGACACGGGCTTTCCGTCCGCCTATTTTCCAACACCCCCCACCTTGAAAAGCTGACCTACGACAGCGGACTATTCGCGACCGACATCGCAAGTACGCCAAAGTCGATACGCATACCTTTCGGCTGTAAGGTTACAAACATCAAGTGTGTAACATCTACAAGTGTCACGGCAATTGAAGCCAAACTATTCGACTACGCAGGCACAGAACTTGAAACGCTGATAACGGGAAAGGTCTGCAATGCTACGACCAAATCATTTAATGTGGTGGCAGACCAAACCGTATCGTACACGGATAATTATGTCAGGGTAACAGCAACTGGAAACAGCGGTGTAGGCATGACTATTTATGTAACAATTGAACCTATTTAATATGGAAAAGACTATTGCATTTGACGGCTATACGGTGGCTGTGATTAAGAAGCGTTATCCGAACGGTGACTGCCTTTGTGACATTCGCCAAGAATTGAAAACCGAAAAAACCGACACAACGGACGCAAGTATCCAAATCCTGAAAACGGACAAGGATATAATCTTTACGGCTGACAAATTGCCGTTCAAGTTGACCGAAAAACAAATAGAGTTTTTAAACCCAAAACCAACAGAAATGAAAACAGTCATGCCCACTCCTGACGATGGAAGTCCAACACTTCCCCCTGATTCACCTCCAACCGTACCACCGTTGAAGCCATGAAAAAGATTGAATTAGCATCCGTTAAATACTTTCCGATAGTGCTGAATATCGTACTATTGGGGTTGATGCTACTTCAATTAATGCGAATAGAGATAAGGGATTTGACGGCTTATTTTATAGGCATCGGAATAATCCCTACACTAAACCTAATCACACAATCCAAACAGCTACATTTCTGTACGTGGCATCGCATTTTGCTCTACAACATTATGTTTTATGCGGTGCTTCAAATTTGTTGGCGGCTTGGATTTGAATTTAATTACTATCTTTACCTTTGCTTAACTATAAATATAGCTTCACTAATAACGGCCTTTATGCTTTACCGAAAAAATGGATGCTACACAACGAAAGTTAGTCAGAGGGTTAAAAGGTTTAATAATTGAGATTGAGTGCGGAAAACTTGACCGCATGACTGAACCAGAGTATAAACTATTTCTCGAAGGGTTATCATTAATCATCGAGGCAAAAAAGACAGATTATGGACATTGCAGCAATCGTATCAAGCGGAATAACAGCCGTCATTATTGGAGGTGGTTCACTTCTTTATTTCCGTCCAAAGATAAAGCGGATGGAAGCGGACACCGAAGGTCAGAGCCTTAAGAATCTGGAATCGGCACTTGATACACTAACAGCGGCCTACGAAAAAAGGCTAGAAATAACCGAAGGCAATTACACGCTAGAAATAAACGGTATCCGCAGACAGCAGGAAATGCAACAAAGAGAAATCGAGGTATTGAATAAGAAGTTGGATGATAGGGAAAAGGTTTACAGTGTTGATCGTGAACGCCTAAAAATTATGGATGCCTGTGCTGTTGAGATGAAAAAATGCCCAAATTTTCCTACCTGTGTCGGAGCTACACTTTACCATAAACTGATAAACAAATGAAACTACTACTGCAGCGTGTTGGATTCAATCCAAACTATACAATCGGCCATTTATCGGTTGATGGTGGTTATCTGACTGACACATTGGAGGATGCTGTACGGACTGAAAAGATTAAAGGCAAAACCGCCATACCCGCAGGAACGTATGAAATCATCCTCACAATGTCCGCAAGGTTCGGCAAGGTTATGCCTCTACTTTTGAACGTCCCGAATTTTGAGGGTGTACGGATTCATTCCGGAAATACGGCAGCGGACACTGAAGGCTGTATCCTGGTAGGCAAGAACACCGAAAAGGGAAAAGTCCTGAATAGCCGTATGTGGGCAAAACTTCTGTACATGGATATTGAAAAACATATCAAGGCGGGCGAAAAGGTTGAAATTGAAATCGTATGATGTTCAACTTTCCATACCGCAAGGAGTTTTTCAAATCAATCTGCATGGAAGACGTTCGGGAAATCATCAAGTTTGAGGTAATTATCCGGAACTATATGAAAATGGATATGCTTAGTAAAGAACTTAAAAACGAAAAGCAATGAAAAGTACTGGATTTTTCCAAGACCGTGACGGAAACAATTCACTTTCCCGTCTTGTAGCCTTTATTTCAATTTGCACGGCACTACTTTATTGTGGTGTGGCATTATACCTCGGTAGGCTTGATGTAATGAAAGCAGCGGGAGCAATCGCCCTTATTTTCGGCTCTATGACCGTTCCAAGTTACACGTTCCTTTTTGCTCAAAAGAAAACGGAAGCGCAAACGGAGATCAATTCAAAAAATAATGAAACTATCACAAACATAGAAACCAATGAAAAAATTAATCCTACTACTGATAGCAATACTACTATTTAGTTGCACGAAGTACGTCTATGTACCTGTTGAAACCGTCCGTATTGTAGAGCGCATTTCACATGATACAATTATATGGACAAAATTAGTGCCTACAAGGGACAGCGTTTCGATTAGGGACACTTTCAGCCTTTTAAGCAATAAGTACTCCTATTCAGTTGCAGAATGGCACAGCGGGCTTCTAAATCATTCGTTGGTGGTTAAGGACGTGGCAATACCTGTAAAGATTCAGTACATTAATACGACTATCCATGATACTACAAGCCGAACAATCGTACAGCCACTATCCAAAGTGGATGCTAACAAGCTGAAAACCTACGATGCAATAAAGGAAAAGGCATCAAAACGACTTGGAACGGTGTGGAAGTTGATTGGTTTGCTATCTTTGTCGGTGCTTTTCATCCTGAGAAAGCCGATATTTGCGATTATTTCAAAACTTATTAAGCCGATATAGGCGAATTTTCCAACCATTTATAAGCCTTAACGCTGTAATTCTTAGTGAGTTGCAGCGTTTTTATGTTTTTTAGCTATGTTTTTAAATATCGTATTTAGCATAAAATAAGTAGCCTTTATTGTATTGTATTACAAATTATGTAGTATATTTGCAGTATCAAAATCGATCATTGACATACGGGACATACAAAACAACTTAGTAAAGCACGAAACAAGTCGTTGGAGATTGCGGAATGTGGGGGAGTTGGAAATTACTTATAAGTAAAGATACGAACCGACCTATAAAAATGCCGTTACGCGATTATGGGTTAAAC